GGCATCGCCGCCACCCGAGTGATCACCACCGCACATCCCGACATCAGAGTCATCATCCTCACCACCTTCGACATCGACGAGTACGCCTTCGGTGGCCTCCAGGCCGGTGCGAGCGCCTTCCTCCTCAAGAGCAGCACTCCCGAGGCGCTCACCGCCGCCGTCCGCACCGTCGCCTCCGGAGACGGGGTCGTCGAACCGCGCATCACCAAACGACTCATCGATCACTACGCACAACGCGTCCCCGCGCCCACGGGCGACCATCGACCTCCGCCGCTGGACCGTCTCACTCCGCGGGAGCACGACGTCTTCCTGGCGATCGCCACGGGACTCTCCAACCCCGAGATCAGCGCGCAGCTGCACCTCACTCCGGCGACGGTGAAGACGCACGTCAACCGCATCTTCGCGAAACTCCACGTCCGAGACCGCGTCCACGCGGTCATCCTCGCCTATCGGCTCGAGATCCTCTGACGGCGCTCGTTCGGCACCGCGCGGGCGGGGAGAGAAGAAGGGTGGGCCCTGCCGGGATCGAACCGACGACATCCACGGTGGAGTCGCCGCGGTTGGCACCCATCACCGACATCTTCAGTGCACGGGCGTCATAGGCCTACACCGCGAGCGGACGCCGGCCGCATGAACGACGCGCTCAGCGAATCGATGTGATTCCTGGGCGCGTCGGTCGTCGCGGCCGATTCTCGTGAATCCGTACGGTCAAAGCACAGGCTGAACGAGCCTTCAACGGAGGGGATCCACCATGCACTTTCAAGACACCGAAGCGCTCGAAATGTTCGTCGACTACCAACGCGCGCAGAACCTCGCCGCGACCACGATACGCAACCGCCGGAGCATCCTCACGACTTTCGCCCGCAAGACGGGAGTCCTCGTCGAGTGCGACGTGTTCACGCTCCGCCGCTACATCGGACGTGACGAGGACGTGACGCCCGGCACGCGGCGTACTGAGCGCGGCGCGCTCCTCGCGTTCTACACGTTCCTGCACGACGAGGGGTTGCGCGGCGACAACCCGGCCACCAAGCTTCCCGTGGTGAAGGTGCCGAAGGGAAAGCCTCGACCGTTCACTCGCGAGCAGATCGACGCGATGCTCTCGTCCGGCGCGTACGCCCGGACTCGCGCGATGATCCTCGTCGGGTACTACCAGGGGTTCCGCGTGTCCCAGATCGCTCGAGTGCACGGCCACGACCTCGACTACCTCACCAATCGCATCCACACGGTTGTGAAGGGCGGCGGCGAGACGTGGCTACCTATGCACCCCGTGATCGCCGCACTCGGCCGCGTAATGCCGACCGACGCGTACTGGTTTCCGGCACGCAAGAGCGCCGGCCATATCCGCTCGGCATCCGTGACTGACCTCATCACCAAGGCGAAGTTGCGCGCCGGCATCGACGACCCGAAACTCACCCCGCACTCGCTGCGCCACTCGTTCGGGACCGATCTCGTCCAGCAGGGTGTCGACATTCGCGTGGTGCAGGAGCTACTTGTGCATGCGAACCTCGGCACGACGCAGATCTACACCGGCGTGAGCGAGCGCCTGAAGCAGGACGGCATCGGCACGCTGGCACCGCGTGACGTGCCTACGCGCTCTGGGAGGGGGGCCGCTAAGCTCGCGGCATGACTCTGAAGCGCACCGTCATCGTCGTCGGGTCGGCTATTGCCGCGCTGCTCGTTGTGGTGATCGTGATCGGCGCGCTGATCCTCAACTCGCTCAACTCTCCCGCGACAGAGGAGGAGCGGGTAGCCGCCTGCATGGAGCAGCAAGGCTACCCGCTCGACAAGCCCGCGAACGAGATCGAGGGCTTCACAATGGACGGCTTGCGTGAAGCATCCAAGGCGTGCGGCCTCGACTAGCGCCCGGCACCGGGTCGGTAGACGACGCCGACACCGCCTCCGATGATGCCCATGACGGTGGTGGCGACTCCGCCCGTGGCGAGCACCTGCCCGGCGATCTCCGGGAACCAGATTCCGGAGACGCCTGAGGCCAGCGCGGACGCCGCGGCCGTGGCGAGCGTCAGCCAGTAGACGCCGTCGCGCACGCGCACCGGCACCTCCGGCCGGTACTCGTCGGCGACCGTTGCGGCCCCGTCTTCGCTGGCGATCGCTCCAGCAGCGATGAGGGCCGCGCGGCGGTCGGCTCGTGTGTTGGTTGCAGTGCTCATGACTTGCCTTTCTGTTCGAGGTTGGTGACGCGCTTTCCGAGATCGCGGTCGTCGCTTCGGAGTCCGCGTATCTCTTCTCGGATGCCGCCGAGGTCGCGGCGGATTTCGCGGAACCACCCGGCGGTCTCGGCGTGCCGTCCGTCGTTCTCCTCGCGAAGGTTCGTGGTGTGGTCGTTCTCGACCTGCACGCGGGTGGCTTTGGTGTCACGGTGCACCTTGCCGATGCGGACAGCGAGCACACCCACGATCGCTACCGTGACCGCTTGGATGCAGCCGACGATGGAGATGAGGACGGGATCACTCATGCCGCGTTCGCGATGTCGTTCAGCGCCTTCGCGGTCATCGTGATGTGCGGGAGCTTCTCGCCGCCGGCGGCGTGTGCTTCCTTGATCGCGGCCCAAGGGCGTGCTTTCAGGTGGCGCTTGGCGAGGTTGCCGGTGCGCCCGTCGCGGAAGATCATGAACACGCGTCCCTTGTCGGGTGCGGTGCCGTCTGACTGGGTGGCGTAGAACGTGGTGAGCATGTCGTCTTCCTCGCTGGGTGTTGGGGGTGGTGGGGTCGGGATCGAGCGAACGATCGCGTATTGGCGGATGTCGGGGAGTTCCCAGTGCCACGGCTCGTAGTCGTAGGGGCGGATGAGCCCGGCGGCTTCCAGCCGTCGCACGCGGTCGGGTGTGGGGTCGATGTCTCCCGCTCCGAAGCGCACGTGTGCGAGCCGCTGCGACTCGTCGTCGGGGTTGTCGGCGGGGTTGAAGCCGGGGAGCCGCGCGGCCCATCCATCCCAGAAGTACTTCTGATCGGCGTAGAGCCGTCCAGCGCTGTTGACGGGAGGGGAGCCTGCCGCCTGCCACGCCTCCACGAACGCGCGCCGGGCATGCTTCCCGGGCTGTCCGGGCAGCTCGATGATGTCGAGGGGACTCATTGCGCCTCCAGTTCGTCGAGGCGCTTCTCGAGGTCGGCCACTCGGGTGACGAGGCGCTGGACCACGGGCAGGAGAGCGATGCCGATCATCGAGTACTCGATGCCTTCGACGACGCCCTCTTCGTCGCGATAGACGAGCCAGTCGAACCCGGCTTCGGCGAACTCTTCGGCGATGCCTCCGACTTCCGGGCCGCCGTTGATGCGGTCGAATGCGACGAGGCGCGCGGCGAGAACCTGCTCGTCGGTGATGTCGTGGTCGCGGATGTTCTCTTTCTTCGTGCGAGACGACGACGCCCACCCGAGTTCCAGGTATCCACCGGCGGGGGCGGACATCCAGACGCTGCGCCGGGTGCCGGTGAGGTCTCGGTTCCAGACCTCCTGTCGGAGTTCTCCGAGGAGGATGTTGTCGACCAGGTCGCGCTCTGCCTTCTGGCCCACAGCCCCATCGACGTACTGCTTGTTCGCGGCGTGGAGTGCGGCGGTGGGGTCGTTGGTCGCGAGCTTGCCGGTCGAGTTGTAGCGCGGGATCTTGTTCGCCCCGTCCGAGGGGTCGGTATAGGTGTCGACCTTCGCGACGGTGACCGCCTTGTCGGCGATCTGCGCGGTGCCGAAGACGCGCTTGACGAGCATGTCGCGCGTCTTGTTGATCGCGAGATAGCCCAGGCGGCGGTCCTCGGTTCCGTCCATGACGGAAAGCCCTGCGGCGGCGGCGTCGGTGCCTTCGTTTCCGGTGTAGTTCTCTGGCATGTCAGATGACCTCTCCTATCCAAGACCCGCCAACAGGCGAGTCGATCCAGCGCTGACCGATCGGGATGAGCACCCACGCGGAGGGCGGGGTGTCGACGGTGCGGGATGACACTGTGACGGTGTCGTTCTCGAAGTTGAACTCGACTGAGCCCGCGATGCCGGTCTGGATGGCGGTGCCTTCCAGGAGCACGCTCACGGTCTGGTCGGTGTGTTCGGTCCAGGTCGGGATCGCCGATGCGGTGACGGTGCGTCCGCGGCCCTGCGCGCGGCGGACGATGTTCTCCGCGCGGCCCTTGCCGGGGTAGGGCGTGTTCGGCACCTCGACGCGAAGCACCTTCGTCGGGGTGCCGGAGAGCGCGAATGTGTCGAGGCGGCGCTGCTCGATGCCGTCTTTGCCGGTCCAGGCGTACTCGTACACGGCGGCGTCGAACCAGTCATCGCCCTCACGTGAGAGACGCTCCTCGGCGGTCTCGATGTTCACGCCGTACCGGTACGCCTGGTCGCCGTCGACACGGTAGCCGGCGTTGCGGAGTGTCCACACGCGCTTCTCGTCGCAGACGAGCCGGAGACCGGCCGCGAGGAGCAGCGGGTGAAGGAATGCCATTCCGGAGATGCCGGCACGCCAGACGAGTGATTCCGGGTCGCGCTCGACGTCGGGGGCGCGGGTCGAGGTCGACGTGTACGGGGCGTCCTCGTAGGTGTAGGTGTACCCGCCGCCGTTCGTGGTCGACCCGTCGAAGAACGGCACCAGCTCGGCACCCTCGTGCAGCATGAGCGCCGACACGTAGTGATTCTGGGTCGCGGCGTTCACCGTCGTGTTGATGAAAACGCTGACCGTCGTCGCGTTGGGCGGCACTCGACGGGAGCGGGACAAGCGGGTGGGGGCGGCCGCGTTCGTGGAGGTGTTCACGGCGTCGGAGAAGGAGTCGAGGATGATCGCCCCGCCCTGATCCTTGAAGCGGAGCATGACGCGCGCGGGCCGCGCGGTCGTCGCTGACGCCATGTAGATCGATGCGGTGATGATCTGCCCGGGGGTGACCCGCACGTCCTGGACGGGGGTGTTCAGGAACGCTTGCCCGGTCCCCGATGCGGTGAAACGGATGGTGGGAAGTCCGAGGATCGTCGGCGTGGTGAAGCGCGCCACACCGGTCGCCCCGGACCCGGCCGCCCACCCGGTTGCGTCCACCCGTGCGGCCGGGTTGATGGCGAGGTTCGTCAGCGCCCAGTACGCGGTCACGTTCGCGTCCGCCGCGCCAGGGGCGAGGGCTGCGCCGATCTTGCCGAGCACGTAGTTGCAGACGCCGCGGAGGGAGGACTCGACCGCCCGCGGCCCGTTGTCATCGGTGAGCTGCGCGAAGTCGTCGAGGATCGCTTCGTCGGATGCGAGCTGCAAGGTCACCTTGCCGGACGCGCGATCCGGTGCCGTCTCCCGGATGCCGAGATCGAAGGTGCGGGTCAGCGCCGGCACCCACTCCACGTGGTCGACGGTGCGAGACTCAACAACCGCGGCGGACACGTTCGCCGCACCGAGCCACCGGGTGCGGGTGAGCTCGTCGTTTAATGTGTTGCCGTCGAAGTAGACACCGGCCGGCCCGGCGCTCTTCTCGTAGAGCGCATCCGTGAGCCACGCCTGTTCTCCGCCCACGGTGAGAGCACCCGAACCGGTCATGACATTGTGCTGCACGATGCCAACCGTTGCCGCGTTGGCGGGAGCGGTCGCGGTGGCCTCCGCGCGCACCCATTCGCCGGCCGGTGTGACCTCGGTTGTCGCGCCGACGACGGTAGAGCCCACCAGTGCGCCGGCACTGTTGTAGAAGCCGACGATGACGCGAGACGTGAATGACTGGTCAGCGGTCGCCCATGCCGAGGAAGTCCAGACCTCACCCGGCACCACCTGCACGCGCCCTGCGTTGTTCCACACAGCGATGCCCGCGCCATAGCAGGACGCGATCACGGAGCTTGCAGCGCTCGGTGCGCCCTGACGGACGACCTTACGAGAGGCGGTACCCGGACGACGCATGACGGCCGCGTCCTGCGATCCGATCCACGACACGTTGCTATTGCTAACCCACCCCGCGCCGGCAGCCACCGGGTACGGGCGGTCGGCGTAATTGCGTCGCTCCTCGACCCATGGCGTGTAGACCTTCGCCTGCGTGTCCGATCGGGTCGCGTCGATCACGACACGCCGGGATGCCCGCGGGTCCAGTTGCGCGAGCAGCATCGCGTCTTCGACGGCGAGTGTGATCTGCGCGCCCACGTGCGGGATGCTTGACGCGTCCAGGGTGACCGATCCGGGGTTCTCCTCATCGAGCGACAGTGCGATATCGCCGCCGGCGTTCAGGACGCGGGCGGCATAGCTGTGCTGCGAGATCTCGGTCACGACAGCACCTCCTGGAAGGGAACCTCGATCGTCCAGTCACCCGCCGCGCCAAGCACATCGCCGAGCTCTCCGCCCGCGACAACGAAACTCATCGCCACTTCCGCGATCTCGCTGTTGGACAGGGTGAGCGGCTGGGTGACGGCGAGCACCGCGCGGGCCGCGTAGGCCTCTGCCCCGGTGGTGAACACGAGCGTGAGGGTGCCCTTGCGCAGACCGGTAGGCCGGGCGGTGATGTCCGGGTCGGTGCGTCCCAGGACCGTGTGCACGATCGACCGGGCATCGGCACGCGCATCCCACCCGCGCATCGCGCTGGGCGAGATGACGCCGCCGGCGTGGATGACGGTCGTGCTCACTTGTCCCACCCCAAGTTCTGCGAGAACGCCTGATTCAACTTCGCCGTCACGGTCATCGTCCGCGGCCGCGTGAGCGCATCGAGGTCGACGCGCACCTGGTCAAGCCCCGCCACGCGCGCGTGAACGACGGCCTCCTGGCCGTCCACCTGATGCACCTTGTCCTCGACTCGCTGGATGTCCGTCGTGGCCGTTTTGGTCTCTGCGTTCACCGCGACCTCCACGTCACCGGGGAGAGAGACGATCTTGTTCCCGAGAGCATCGACTTCGCCCGTGGCCTCGCCTGCCTCCTGGGCGAGCTTGTACAGGTACTCGGCCTGAGCATCCGCCGCGCTCGCTCCACTTTCCAGCCCCTGCTTGATCGAGGGAAGCACGGCGTCCAGCTCTTGCAGGCGACCAATCGTCAACCCGGAAGCGGCACCATTGTCGGCGTAGGCCTGGGTGAGCTTGTCGAGCTTCGGCCCGCCCTCCACGAGGGCGTCGATCACGTCGACTTGCTCCCACCCCGACGCGCTCGTGAGGTCGAGCACCTGCTTGAACTTCTCCTGATCGCTCGTCCAGGAAGCGACCGCCGCTACCTTGTCGGCTGCATCGAAGGCGGCGCCGATCCCGTATGCGAAGTCGAACGCGGACTGGAGGGCGTTGTCGGACGCCTCCTGGATCTTGTTGAACTGGTCGACCGCGACGCCGAGCCCGGCCGCGACCGCGATACCGGCGGCTGCACCCGCGGGGCCGAACCCCGCGAATGCGTTCGCGGCGACCTCCTGCGCCAGGTCAGCGATCGATTCGAAGGAACCGTCGAAGCTCGCCGCGGTCTCACGGGCGGACTGCTGCGCCTCCTGCTTGAAGTCGTCGACACCCTCCTCCGCGCGCTTCATCCCCCGACGCACCTGGTCGCCCGCGTCGTCGCCCGCGTCGCCGAGCTTCTTACTCGACCGCTGCGCATCCTTCAACGCGTCATCCAGCTTGTCGACCGCGCGCTCACCGTCGCGGCCCGCATCCTCGACCTTGTCGCCGGTCTTCTTGGACTCATCTCCGAGCTTGTCGACCGCACGCCGCGCGTCGTCCGCCTGCACGCCCATCTGCTTCAGCGCATCGCGGATATCGTCGTCGCTCTTGCCAGCTTTGCGAGCGGCCTGAGCGAGCTTGTCAGCGAATGAGTCGACCTGATCGGCCGCCCGGTCGCTCGCGGACCCAGCCCCGCCGACCGCGTCGTCGAGCTTCTGCAGTGCGTCCTCGGCGTCTTCGAGGGGCTTGATCACGCCGTCGCGGAAGCCCTGATCGAATGCCTTCGCGTCGGCGGCGATACCGATCTCGTGCGCCCGTGTCATGTCAGTTCTTCCCGTCGAGCGCGTCCAGCATCGTGCGGACGGCGGTTTGGATCCACAGTGATGCGAATCGGCGGATCGAGCGGCGCGCTGCGGGCCAGAACACGTACCCGCCGCGCTTCGGTGCGGGGAACGCTGGGCCCATGCGCCGCGAGTAGACGGTGCCCTTACGGGAACGGGTGGTGATGACCTTCCCCTCACCGACACCGAACTCCGCGGCCGCGGCGATGCGCGATACCGGTGTCCCGGAGCGGAGGGTGCCGACACCTCCGGAGCGGAGGAAGACGTTGCGCTGCGTGACGCCCACGCGCGCCGAGTCGACCAGCACGCGCTGCTGCACGCGGGTCGCGGCCCCGTCGCGCACTTCGTCGTACCAGATCGGCTCGCTGGCAGATTTGGTCTGGGAGGCGATCTGCTTGCGGACCTCGACCGGAACGGAGCGCGCCGCGAGGAGCATCGTTCGCAGAGGCGAATCGACGAGCAACGAGATGCGTCCGTTCCGGGCCATGGTCAGGCGAACGTCGGCTGGCCGTTGATCGGCAGGTTCACCGTCGCGGCGTGGATGGTCGCGGCTGCTCCACCGACCTGTCCGGCGAGCACGAGGGCGTTGAACGTTACGACCTTGCCGCCGTTGTCAGGTGTGTAGGTGAAGAGCTTCACCTGGCCGTGCCACTCGATGAGCTTCTGAGACAGCGAGTTCGGCGTCTTCCAGTCCTGGTTGTAGCCGACCTGGGCGACCCACGCGTTCGATCCGACGAACTGCGTGATGCCACCGCCGATGTCACGGACCTCTGCGGTGGGGGCGGTCGGGGCGATCGCGCACGAGGTGACGGCGGCGGTGTAGTCGTCCCCGGCGATGGTCAGCTTTCCGGTGGTGCCGAAGTACGCGGCGTTGGCGATGGTAGGCATGGTTACTCCTTGATGTTGACGAGGGTGATGAGGGTGACCCGCCAGGAGAGCGGACCGGAGTCTTGTCGGATTTTGCGAGCGGTCGACCAACCGATGTCCGGGTGGCTGTCCAGTTCGATCAGCAACGGAACGATCTCTTCCTCGATCGCCAGTTCCGCCACACCGTCGGCGCTGCGGGGGTCGATGAGGACGAGGTCGACGCCGGCGCACACCGTGCCGGGCGCGAGGGGTGCGCCGTTCGCCGTGGTGTCGAGTGCGGTGAACTCGATGTAGACCGCGGGGACGAGCGAGACGTTCGCCGCCATGAGGTCTTTCACGACCTCCCACTCGTCGGGCAGCGCGTCGATGAGGCGTTCACGCAACTCGTCACGAAGGGCGGGGATGCTAGTAAACATCGGGCTTCCAGTCGATCGGACGGATGACGGCCTTGATGGTGTTGTCCAGCGGGTACGGGCGGAACGTGAAACCCTCGGGACCGACCTCGCCGTCGCCGGTCGTGCGGCCCGCGTTCCACAGGTTGCGCACCTGCATGAGCTGCGCGAGCACGTACCGCGGCGGCGGGCCCGGCACCGGCTCTCCCGGGGGAACGGGAGCCGGTGCCGGGGCGAATGCGATCACCTGTTCACGCGCCACGTCGAGCAGCATCTGGAGCAGCTCGACGTTCTGCACGGGAGCGTCGACCCATGCGCCGCGGATGCGCTGGACCTGCTCGCCGTCCTCGGCGGTGTACCAGGTGGCCACGGTCAGTCCGCGGTGCCGATGAGGACGAGCGCCTCGGGACGCTTCACGAACGTCTGGAGGTAGCCGTGCACGGCCTTGTCGACACCACCGCGGGCGAGGTCGAGTGCGTCGACTTCGAGGAGCCCGCCGGCGGGGCGGTCGAAGTCGATCGCGTAGGACGCCCCGACGAGCGCAGCGCCGGTCTCTTCGATCCCGATGTCACCGACCGCGATCTGCACGTTGCCGTCAACCTTGCCCTCGCTCGCAGTCGAGATTGCGATGTTGACGAACGCGGGGAGGTTCTGCTCACCGCCGGCGGCGTAGAGCAGCTCCTCGTAATCGATGTCGTTGACGATCGCGAGGTCGGGGGTGTCGCGGCGTCCGTCCGCCTTCTTGCGGCGGATCGCGAGGATGCCCTGGATGAGGTGCTTCAGCGCGGTCGGGTAGTTGTCCGGCAGCGTCGGGCTGTTCGGCGCGATGGGCGCGCCGGCCGTCTCGACGACGTACTCCAGCGCGAGCTCGTCCTGCCAGATGGAGTAGTCCTCCTGCTGGAGCGTGAGGAACGCGATGATGAACTCCATGCCGCCGGGCAGATCCCAGAACTCGCGGCCGATGTCCTCGCCCATCGCCCACTTGTCGAGCACGCTCCCGTGCTCGGTGACGTGGCCCTTGTTCGACTTGATCGCGGTCTTGTTGCCGGCCCACGATCCATCCATCGGTGCCGCGAGCGGTGCGGCCGCGGTGCCGCGCTTGACCTTCCAGCCCTTCTTCCCGCCGGCGGTGATGTCCGTGCCGGGGTTGAACAGTGTGATGTACTCCTGGACGTAGGGCACGCCGGCGCCGATGTCGCCCATCCAGTTCGGCTGGACGACGGGGCCGGCGTCTGCGATCACGATGTCGCTGAGCGCGGCGAGCACCTCGACGGAGGACTGGGCGGCGTTGCTGCGGTGTGCCTTCACGTCGGCGATCGCCTGCGCGATGGTCTGAAGGCTCGGCCGCCGCGGCGCGATGGCCGCGTTGCCGCCGGCGGTGGTGAGGGTGCCGGGGACAGCCCCGGCCATGACGGTTTCCTGCTCGGCCACGGTGGCCTCCTGTTCGGTGTTGTCCGAGGTGACCTCGGTGTTGGTGGATGTGGTGACGGTGGTGGACTCGGTGCCGCCCTCGACCTCGGCGGTCGTGGTCACGGACTGGTAGGTGCGCTTGTACTTGCGCCCGTTCTCGTCTTCGTAGATGTACTCGGACTTGTCGAGCGAGGTGACCTCGCCCTCGCCCTGAGCCGTCGCCTCGATCTCTTCGTCGTCAGCGAGTTCGGCGAGCACACGGGCGGAGCGGAACGCACCGGCGACGAGCTGCGCGGCACCGGTGAGGATGCCGTTGCGAGCCACTCGTGTGGAGTCGATGTCGGTTTTGAACTCGGCCGACAGTGCACGGCGACGGCCGGCGGGGTTGGCAGCGTCCGCGAGAGCGGAGTCACCGGCCGGGGTGCGGGCGATACTGAAGGTCGCCATGATGCCCTGCGCTGTTTCCCACAGTCGGGTCGCCCGCCCGACCGGCTGGTATCGGTCGTGGTCGATGTTGAGCGTGACCACGGACGGGTCAGCGGGCAGCTCGATCGATCCGGCCTGGACGGTGAAGCGACCGGAGTTGGTGCGGCCCTCCTCATTGAACGGCAGGAGCAGCCCGGTCATGGAGCGATCGTCGAGGCTGGCGAGCACCTCGCCGCCCTGGATAGTGATGTCGTGCATGGTCAGTCCTCGCTTGTCTGCTGGTCTGGCGGGTTGGGTGCGGTGAGGAACCGGGACGTGTCGACCCGGATCAGCTCCCCCGGCGCGCACACGTCGTCAAGGGAGAGGCGCGCGGCGGTCGCGGCGGCGTACTTGGAGAGGCCGAAGTCCCACATCTCGGATCGCTGGCCGCCGTTCTGCACGCCGGTGTAGCGCATCTCGGTGCCGCCACCGGAGCCGCCCTGGCGTACGCCTTCGAGCGCGGAGGCTGGGAGGCCGGCGTGGTTGGCGAGGTCGAGGCGGTTGCCGTTGCGCCCGGACTCGAACAGGTCGGTGGGGAGCGTGCCAGCGGCGGTGTCGATCGTGACCCATTCGGGCTTCATGCCCGTGGCCCCTCCCTTCGCACTGCGCGCGTTCTTGAAGGTTTCGAGGAACTGAGCTCGCTCTTCCTTGTCCCACTGGTCCCATCGCTCGGCGGCGACGGTGAGCATGGTCAGGGCGATGGGGTTGTCGATGCGGTCGCGGTAGGCGTCGCGGATTCCGATCGCGTCTTTGATGTCCTCGATCGCGTCGACGAGCATGCCGTTGGAGCCGTAGCCGATGCGGATCGGGACGACACGCTGACGGTACTTCGGGTTGATCTTCGCGTTGACGCGGATCGTGCCGTCGTCCTCGATCTTCCACATCACCCGAGGGATGTGCAGCGCGTCGACCGGGAGGCCGTCGCTGCCGAGTTCGAACCCGATCGCGCCCCACCCGGACATGAACATGTCGGAGGTCACGGCCCAGCGCAGGTCGTAGGGTGGGATGCCGCTCCTGGTATTCGTCAGCCAGGCCGGCTGTTTCTTCAGCCGTGGTGCCACCAACTCGCCGGTGTCGGGATCTTCCACCATGTTGTTGCCGTCGTGCGCGAACCACGGCATGTCAGCGAGGACGCCGCACGTGAGGTCATGCGCCCGCTTGACCGCAGGGACTCGGAGAGCGACTTCGCGGGTAATGGCGTCGGGTCCGACCGGCAGCGCGTCGGCGACGAACAGCGACTGGATGCTGTCCTGGGGCGAGTACCAGGACAGCAGCCCGCTCGCCGCCGACGCGGCCGGGCCCAGGAACAGATCACGGAAGAATCCCACGTCATGAAAGATCGACCCGATATCCCACAGCCGAAAATCACACGGCGAGTCGTAGCTTTCTCTTCAGCTCAGACAGCGCGTCCTGTGCCTGAGTGTCACCGGGGTGGGTGAGCTTCTCGTGAGCGGCGGCCCGCTCCCATCCCTCCAGCTTGGTGAAGGCGAAGGCATGCCAGATTCCACATGTCTCGCAAACGATGACGACGCTGATTTGCGTGCAGTCGAGTCGGATCATGGCGGGTGCTCCTAGAACTGGAATGCGTCGGTGGGCTTGACGGCGGCGGGCGCGTCGCCGAGGTAGCGGAGCGCGAGCGCGCCCGCCTCGATCGGTGTGGTGTCGGCGTCGGGGTCGCTCTTGGGAGGGCCGAACCGGAACGTGCCGTAGTTGCCGAACGCTTGGCGGGTAGCAATGCGGGCGGCGCGCTCCAACTCGGGGTGGGCGAAGATCACGACGGTGCCTTCCGCCAGCGCGCGAAGCAACCCGACAGTAGAGCCGGGGATATCGGCGGGAGTCGTTGGTTTCATCATCGGGGCTGGCACGGCAAGAGCGAGCTTCTTCTCGGCGATCTCCTCGGTATAGCCGCGCTTGTCGTAATGCAGCACCTTGCCGGGGTGCCGGCGCATCCGTAGCAGCACCTCACTGTCGAACCCAGGCAGACCTTGTTGCCACCACCACAGCGCGATGGCCCGCTTGCGAGGCGGGGCCGTCGAGCCGTCGAGCTTCTGCGCCGCGGTGACGAGATCACCTGGTGGTTCGTAGTCCCACGCGATCGCGAGGGAGGCGTGCGTGCCGAGGTGGTGCACCTTCATCACCGCCGAGAACCGGTCCGGGACGCCAGGGAACGGCTCGCGCGTGAGAGCCCGCTCAAGTTGCGCCGGTGGGATCGCCACATCGGCCGCGCCCTCGACTCCGAACTGACCGCCGTACTCGATCAGGAAGTCATCGAGCTTGAAGTCATCGAAGCTGTTCTGAGGAGCGTCGGTGAGCGTCGTGAACCCGAGGCCCGGGTGGGTGCGCTCGATCCACTCACGCATCCTGCCGCCCGTCGCCCCCGTCTTGGGATGCGGTTCGTCCGGCTCCCACGACACCAGCTCAGCACGGTCGACCGTCTCGGGGATGCCGTGCCAGAGCACCGCTGCCTTCTGATCGTGGAGCTTCTCCCAGAGGAGCTGCCCCGTGCGCCACTTCTGCCCCGTGCCCGCGATGACGAACTGCGCGCCGATCTTCGTATCCATCGTCGGGATGACGGCTCGCTTGACGTCGTCGCCCTGCTCGATATCCGCCTCACCGGCCTCATCGCCGAACGCCATGTCGAAACCGCCGGATCGGAACATGTCCCCGTTGGGCGTGCCGACCATGAGCAGCGATCCAGTGTCGCGGAACTCCAGCAGCTCACCGCCCTTGGACAGGCCGATGCTGATCGGGCTCGTGCGCTTGTCGGGCCAGAGCTTGTTGAGGTGCTTCACGATGTCCTCACGGAACCGGTTGCCCGCCTTCTGTCCGGTGGTGAACATCGTCCACCCCACGGTGTAGTCCTCGCGCGACCAGCACCGTCCCAACATCACGGCTTGCACCGCGGTCGTCTTCGTCGAACGGCGCGGCTCGAAAATCACGTTCATGAACTTCCCCGCCGCGAGAAGGTCAGCGACCATGAGCTGCATGGGCGAGGGACCGTAGCCGAGATCGCCCGCGCGCTGGCGCTCGTCGAGACGGAGCAGCCGCGCCCCCTGGATGAACTCGCCTCGCGACTGCGCCGTGGTGGTCAGAGCGTCGAGCCGGATCGGCGTGAGGTGCTC